CTAATGTATTAGCGTGAATATCTACAACATCATTTACATCTTCAAAAGGAACACTCATTTCATTTGTTCTAGGATTAGATTCATTATTTTTTAATTTAACTTTATCAGCTATAATTAATTGAATAGTATAATCTGTATTCTTTTCATCAAAATTAGCCGCTAAGATATTAACATTACCCACAGGATAAAATGGAAACTGAATATCATCATATGCAAATATATCACCTTGAGATACCTGGTCAATTGATGGATGGTTATCCATTATTGTTTTAAAATAATCTAATACGTTGTAGTATAGAGTATAGTTAGTTGCCGAATTATTAGATATAAAACTCATATGAATTATAATTGAATTCCACCGAAATATTGATTCGTTTGGTCTGGATAAATTTGTGTTTGATTACCAACTGATTGTAAGTATTGAGGAATTTGATTAGAATATGCAATAAGATAGTTTTGTAATCTTAAAGCGTAGTAATCACCATTCTCTTGTGCTTTTTGTAATAAGAAATCTATTTCAGTTTTATTTGGTGCTACACCTTGTTCACTTTGTTGCTTAACTGCACCATTAGATTTAAATGTAATACTACTGAATGGAATATATTCTACACATGCATACCAAATTAAAGTATTCTTAATATAATCATCTAAAAGGTCCTGATAATAAACAGATAAGCTACCAACTGTATCTGCTTTTATTTGTGCCTGTAAATAATCATATAAAACTGTACCAATTAAATTTTTGATATATTTCTTTTGTGCTGTCACAATAAATGGTAACAACGCATCTGCATCTATCGCTCCTTGCAATGGTGTGTTCTTAATAATATCATTTCTGTTTATGAAAAGTGCTGTACTCATATTCTATTCTTATTTTATAATTTCGTAATCTCTTTCAAAGAATGCTGATGAAGCATTGATGATAGTTGTTCCTTCACCAGGTCCTGTTCCTTTGCCACTTTGAGGTGTATATGTAGGTTTATTTATATCTGTTGTAGTCTCATCACCACTATCTTCAGTTGTAGCTGGATTTTCCAATTCTTTATTAGTTTCTTCTGCAACTTCACCAATTGTTTTTCCAGTATCTTCTGCTTGTTGAGATAAGATTGCTAATGGAGTTAATTGGTCAAAATATAATTGAGTATCTTCATAATCACTTTCTTTAAATGCACTATCTAATGCGTTAATGATTAAGTTTTGGAATGGAGCCACAGTCATAGTTTGCATAATACTAAATGCAGTCATCATTTCTTCTGATTGTGAACTAAATCCATTTGCATCTGTTCTGATACCAAATAATAATGGAGAAGTTACTCTATTTGCTACCAATATTTTTTCTTGTGCGTATCCTGCTACGTATTCATACTTTTCATGTAAATTATCAATCTGAATTACATCAATAGTTGGTTTAGTTGTAGGGTCATCATTGAAACTCATCATAAATCTACCTGCGTTCTTTGTACCGGTAAATTTAGCTTGCATTAAATCCTCAATTGTTTGTCTTTCTTCCGGAGCTGGAATACCATTATTAAAGTTTACCATTACTGCCGGTAAGAAACCATTTTCAATGTTGTTTAAGTGTAGATTAGATAATTCTGCTTCAACAAATGCAAATTGTAGAGCTGATACCCAATCTGGCATTGAATAATAGTATAAATTAGGTGTGTAATTCTTAATATAAAGGATTTCAAACTTTTCTAATGTAGTTCCAAATGCAGGAATTTTAGTTTTGTTTCTAACTGCTCTTTGGTCTAACCAATCTGTACAATAATACCAATTTTCTATCTTTGGATTAGTACCAATCTTCTCTGCTCTTAAGTATTGAACAGGTACGTGATAGAATTTAATAATTTTAGTATGGTCATCATTCCAATATACCTGAAATGCACCATTACCATATAATTTTAAATCAAATGCTACTCTTTTAACCTCTTCTTGTGGTAAAATCTTTTGTAAAATAGTATTAAACTCTTCATTTTTAGAGTATAAACCCTTACCATAGATTAAATCTGCTATACCTTCAACACATGCTGCTGTTGTAGTAGAAGTATTATGAGCCATTGTTACTGCTTGAAAGAAATCATCATGTCCAAATACTCCAAAAGGAACCCATTGGTATCTTGTCTTTGTATCTTCAGTTATAATTGGTAAATCCTGTGCTCCTAGATTTACTACTGAAAAATTAGATTGAAATTTTTTATTATTCATATTATTTGTAAATTATATATTTGTTCTCTGATACATTAGAAACTACTGCATCATTTAATGGTATTTGGTTTTGATAATTTGATTTACCTTCATCTTTCCAACTTTGTGATGCAAATACTTGAAGTGAACCATGCCAAATATCTGTTGTACCATTATAAATCACTGCTCTATATTCTTCACCAGTAAATGTATCACTTAACGATGCTGTAAAAGCAAGGATAGATTCGTAGGGTTGAAATGTAGTATTACTTAAACTTGCAGTTGTATTTTCTTGAGTAGTCATATTCTGTAATGACATTGTAAATTGATTTGAACTACCAGTTGGTTTAGTTCTAATAGTGTAAGTATTGCTTCCTGAAAGTATATATGTTAGCATTAGCTATTATTTATCTTGTATTAACTACTTCTTTAACACTTATTTTTAAATTTATACTTATTAAATTTGTCTTAAGTAGCTTTCTGAACTCAAAGTTACATAATTTTTTTCATATTTCCAAGAGTTTTAGACATAAAAAAGTGTAGAGTTTGTCTTCTCTACACTTAATATTGTTACAATGTGCTTACTGATTAAGCTGCACTACCAGTTACAACTGTTGGAGCGTTACCAACTGCTGCGAATGGATTTGTAGAAGTTGAACCAGAGATAAATTGAGCTGGTAATGGTTCTAAACCTGTCATTGTGATTGAGTAACCATATAAGTCACCTAATCCAGCACCTGTTTGAATTGTTCCACCAGTTAAATCTGTTCCTTTAGTTAAACCTGCAACTAATGCTTCACCATTTGTTGTCCATACAATAGCAACTGGACGGCCATATGCCATAAGTTTTAATTGTGTAGTCATTTCAGGAGTTAATTTCTTCAAATTCAAAGTCAATGCTTGAGAGAAGAAAGTTGTTCCGTTATCTCTTGATGAGTTTACAGTTTCAGTATATGCACTATTGCCTTTTAATTGATAATAGTAAACCACAGAACCGCTAGGGAAAGATGTTACTTGTCCGTTTGCGTCAATTGTAAAAGTAGGGTTGTAAGAAGATGAAGGATAGTTCATAAAATAAACTCCCTGCAATCCACCTACTGATTCTTTACAAACTTCTTGTCTACCTGCTGATAAATTACAAGCCATAGTATTTTCGTTTTAATTTTTTTGTTAATAGTTGGTGAGGATTTTAACCCCCACCGACCAATTTATTTTTAGTAAGCTCCGTAGTAAACTACATCACTTAAGATACCCACAGTTGTTCCACCAGTGTATCTCATAATGATTCTAAAGTTTTGAGAACCATCAATGTTCGCCATGTCTAATACTTTAACTTCGTTGTAATCAGATAATAAACCTGTACCGAAGTGTAAGTTAGATTTTTGAGCTGCAACTACTTTGTTGTCACTCATACCAGGACACAATACGATTTCAATACCATTGAAGTTGAAAGGCTTATCACCTACGTTCATTTGGTTGTTCCAACCGTTTGCACCTACTGCTCCACCAGCTAATGCTTGTTGGTAAGCTTTTGCTACGTTTGTTGGTACATAAATCATCAAATCTTCTTTACCATATACAGTTTGAGGAATTGCATCTACTAATGCATTCAACGCAGATAATACGTTTGCAGAAGTGATAGAACCAGAAACTGAAGAAGTTACAGGAGCGTTTGTTCCACCTGCTACAACTGAAGATGATAATTCGTTGTAGATACCTTGGAATTGACCGTTCGTAGCGGAATTACCTTGCCAAATTGAAGTTTCAGTAGCTTCAGCAACTTTACCACCAACGTAGCTGATTAAGAAATCAGTAAAGTTAGCAGGAATGTTATCGAAAGCGCTGTATCCCAATTGAAGAGCTTCCCAGCTATCAACGAATTCTTGCTTACAAAGTTCT